GTGGCTTTGTCTATGCCAATATAGCGAAAACGGTTTGCTATACGAGAGATAATGTTAAGGCGGGTTTTTATGCGCCCTTCCCCTTCTGCAGCGCTCATTGTGCCTTGCAGGTTGCCTTTGTATATAGGTTGCACTGCTTTTTCTAGCATCTTTACGCTCATAGCGTGAGCGGCCTTATAACGCTTGAGACTTCCCGCTATACGATAGTATTCCGGCAAACCCCAGAATTGGTATTGTTGATATTGTGACTGTGATACAAGGTCGCCATTTGTGAATTTTAAACAGCGGGACTCGTGTACTTTGAAGTTCCCGCCATATGCCAAATTTATATCATAATATTCTAACTCACCTGTCTTCCATGGCTGGGAAGAGTTATATTTATAAAAAGATGAACAGTCCGGCGTCGCTTCTGTGCGGTCGTAAACGCGAAGGTCAATGATTTTATGGACATTTTGTAACGAAAGCGGTTCGGTTAAATCCTTGCCATCATCGACCATCATTATGATTATTGATCCACCGAATAGCCGCGACATTTTAAGAGCTTTAGCTAATGACTTTATAGCCCTCAAACTTTCAAGTGAATGCAAAATATATTTGCTCCTTGGATCATCTTCTTCCAGCCCAAGTGAAAATCCGTGCTTTATGGCTTCCTCTGCCGGCGAATTAATAATTCGAGTAAGAACGCCATTTGTTTCATATTCCAGGGCTAGCTCCATGTCACTAACAAATATGAATCGGTCATCCTCATGCTGTGGAAGCCCTTGGGCGAATGAACCCCCGCTAAACAAAATATCGCCCTCCTTCTATTTCCAATCTGCTAAACCAAATGGCCTATTCTCTTCAATTTTGTTAAATGCCCTGCTGGATGCGTCTACCATGTCTTTGAGCTTGCTTTCTGGGAATGCTTCAAGCTGCTCGATATACATATCATTCCATAGGGCTATCAGAATATCGAAATTCCCTGCCTGCCACTGAGCCGCCATGGGCTCGGCCCTAGTTTCTTTACTGCCGGACTCTGGGCTAACAGATATGTCAAAGCCTGATAAAAATTTTATCAGGCTTTGCGCTTGGTCTTTTCCGGCCTGCCCCGGGTCTTGAGGCAGACTCGTATGAACATTTTTATACATAGCATTGTCTTGCTGCGCCTTTTGCCTCATCAATGCTCGGACGTCTGCCGGACTAATTCTTTCATTTGTTACATCTGCAACGATATATGTGCCATCTTTGCGTTTACCCAGCAGCACAGATGCAGTTAGGGCGGATTTCTTGTTTTCCTTCTCGGTAGTAGCTGCTAAATCCCAGCCACGCACCCAATATTGCACATCTCCGGGTACCACCATGATAAAATCGCGTATCTGAGAACGTCTGAAATACAATCCAGCGGCAGGCTTGATTTTCCAATTCCCGTGCAGTAGACGTTCACGTTCAACTAAAGCAAGAGCCTTAAGGTTTGCCATGTAGCCAGGGTCTTTTAACATTAATGCCTGATTGTCGGTCAGTTTAGCAGATATAAATGTCAATGATTTTGGTTCGAGCGGTTCACATCCATACTTTTCAATGAGCTCATATGGACTATCTGCCCACATAAGCTGCTCGTCACGGCGAATGAACCACCGCAGAACACCGGAACGCTCAGATATGGGGTAACCCGTTTCTAGGTTTACCCACCATGCTATTAAATCTGCAACCCATGAATCTGCATCTGGATTGCAAGTAGCTTCAACATAGGGTTTAACCCCGCATATTGAGCGATTGCGTGACAACATATACCAAAATACATACGCACTAAAATGAGTTAGCTCATCGAATTTAAGTCCGCATATTTGAGACCCCTGCCATGCGTGTACTGCTGCATCACGCTCAATATGCCGAAACGAAACGGTGCTTTTTTTACCGAATCTCCATTCTGGATGAGGAGAAAGTCGCAACCTAGCATTGTTTATGTTGCCGTATATCCCCATACTCTCATGTAGCAAGCCACCAGCACTGTGAATCTGGTTACTGTGTTCTCGGAAAATTACGGCATTGTAACCTTCTACGTTCGTATGCTTTAGAGACTCAAGCAATAGTGAGAATGATTTTCCACTCCCTGCAGCGCCACCATAAATTGTAATATCTGCGGTGCTATCAAAAAAAGCCCCTTGAGGCTTGGATAATTCGTATTCAATTGTCATCGCTTCGCACCCTTATTATTATGCTTGTTGGGGTATCGTCCTGTCCTCCATTACCGCTTTCTGCCTTATCTCTTTGCTTCATTTTATGATAAAGCGCTATGCTTTGACGGGTACCAGCTAAAACACGTGTAAGAGATTTTTCAAATTTGTCAGCTCTGTCTACGGAGGCCACTGCAATAGTTTGTGTACGATCGTTCGATGGAGCGCCCTTGATTTTATTCACGCTTTCTATGACCATTCCACCCGGGGCATTCTCTGCTGCCATAACGCGTTTATTGGCCCGTTGAATGCGTATACGCTCAATTCGTATATGACGCTCCATTTCAACGATCTCATCAATCGGGGCATTATAGATTGCCTTTTCTTCATCGGTGAGATCTGCGTATATTATGCTTTCAAACTCTCCCGTGGTTACAGCCTTCTTATTGCCCAGTGGCCCTCCTGGACCGCCGGCATTATCCTTTGCATTTTGATTGCCGAGTTGCCCGCCGCGCTTCTTCGTGTTGGTTTTTGATTTACACTCCAACGGCGGTTGTGCCGCCGTTTCCCCAGGAGGATTTTTGGGGATATCTTTGGTAGGTATATTTTCGGCAGGGTTTGGTGTACACCTTTCATCCTTTTGGTGTACTGCATTTAGTGAATGGTGTACACTTTTGTTTTTTTTGAGCTTATCTACCCAAGTGTCTTCATGTTTCCACTTGGATATAAAGCGTTCGTCAATGTCTAACTGTTCAGCAATACGGCGGTTTTCAATGTTGCCGTTATGCTTTGCGTATATTTGGTACGCCTCATCTCTTTTCGGGCTTCTCGGTCTTGGCACTACACTTCACCACCTCCCGTTTATTCCCGGGTAAATGAAAAACGCCCAGTTGGGCGCTTTCGTTTATTGGAGGGCTTGGGTTATCTCGCTGTTCAGTATTTTGTTATTACTTGCGCTTTGCTGTACTCCGTGTCCTTGCTCATCATTTTCAAGAAGTCATCACGGGTAAAATTAGAAAGTCGGAATACCTCCTCCGGCTTCATCCCAAGATGGATGCTGATTTCTTTAACGGTTTTCCCGTTATCGAGAAGATTTTTGATAATGGCTTTCATCGGCTCCAATAAGTGCTGACCGCGGGCGCGGTTGTGTGTTACCGTACCGTAAATGTAAGCGTCCTCATCTTCTTGTTCGACAATAACCCGGGGAACCTTCCCTGCTAATATTTGATGCAGAGTTTTACCCCGATACTCATCCCGGATTTTGAAGTCTTTTCCGAAACTCGGTATGAAGTCCCAATCGGGGCCGGCGATAGTCCAACGGTGGAATCCGTCCACGATGCGACTATCCGGCCGGGTAACAATCGGCATGGTCCAGCCGTTTACAAATATACTCACGGTTAGCAAAACCAAATTTTCGCGCAGCACCTTGTTTGGATTGTAGTCATTGGGGATAACGGAGTCACGGTCAACCCATTCAATAGTTCCCAATGGCCTTGTAATATCTATGCTCATGATCGGAATCTCGCCCCCGTTTCTTCTACTGCATCCTTTAGATAACGGGTATAGACATTCTGATGAATAGCACGATAGCTACGTAGCTTTGGGTCGCCTTTGACTAATGACTCGTAAAGCTCCCTGTAATCCCTCTCTGTTGCAAAGGTGGCAATGCGGATAAACAGCTTTCGGTATTTATCGGCAACCTTCATTTTCGCCGGAGTGGTGAAGAATGTCGCCATGTTACCAAACATGGTTAGCAGTTCAGCCTTGTAATCCTTCTGGTTTGTGGTATCGCCTTCGAGTTCTTTTCTTCGCTTCGATGTTCGTCCGAACATTTCACTATCCCAATACAGGGCGGCTATATATGCATTGGGTTCACGCTGAATAATCCGCTCTAATAAATCGGGGTAGTATTCATTCATCTTCACCAACGCCCGGGCAGAATCTATTGAGAAGAATTGCGATATTCTTAAATTCTGCCGCTTATGCCCCGTCTGCCACAAATGCAGATATGCCACAGGTATGTCAATGTCGTTTTCGTGAAGATAGAGCCATACGTCAGAATCCTTCCAGTCGTAAATCGGGAACAGGCCGTTCCTTTTAGTGATTTTATTACCGTGGCTCGTCATGCTGGCAAGATAGGTCAGCCGTTGAATTGATTCCGCTGTCCGTATTCCCATTATGGTTAAGCCGTTTCTGCATATGCGTGACAGAAAGCCTTGGTAGGTGTCGAGCCGTGGGCATAGAGCGGGGTGTTCCATTATAGCAAATTCGGGCGGTCGCCTTATCCAAACCGCTTCTTTTTTGGAATCCCAACAAATATAGCTCTCGTCGTTCTCCAAGCTGTTGAAGCAATTGAAATGCCGTATTTCGATGCAGAACCACTCGAATTGCGCGCCCACCATTATGAATTTCTTACGCCACTTTTTTGCCATATCCTCTATGCAGGGGTATATGGCTTCCTCGTCAATGAATTGGACGATAAGCTGTTCAGCTTTGATGTTGCCCTGCTGTATCATTTCCAGTACAAGGTGTGCCAGTACGAGCGAATCCTTGCCGGCAGA